TAAGTTTAAGACCAAGAGAATCAGACTCATAAATATCGTCCGAATACATTTCAAAATACTCACCAGCAAGACCAGGATGCGTACTCATGCGAGAAAACTCCGGCACAATACCATTCATATCATAGTAAAGCTGAGACTCTTTGCCTTTGACCTTTTTTAACATATATCCTGCTACGTAAGCAGCAGAATCATAAGTAAGCTCACCAATAGGACACATACCTTTCTTCCAAGTATCAGTCAATAACGGCATTTCTAAAAGCTCACGTCCAGACTTCTGATATTTGAAAGGTCGAAAAAGCTCCTTTTTATAAGGAACACCAAACAAAATAAGGTGATAATGCGGACGTTTAGAGCGAGAACCGTATTCGCCACAACCATAAAAACGGACACCAGTTAAACCTAAGTCATGACGTAAACGCTCACGAAAATTTTTAAGAAACTGTTGCAAATGATAAGGAACAAGCGTTCCGGCAGTTTCAAAAAGCAACTCACCAGTAGACAAATCCGAAGCAAAAGACCGAGGCAAATTCTCATCGTCATAAGTAAGAGTAACAAACCAACAAGAATGAGGCGGGTGCATTTTTGACTCCAAAAGACAACGTATAGCCCAATTACGACTATAAGTTATCCGGCAACCGATACACTGCTTACAAGGAAGAAGCAAAGCACGAGGATACTCCGTTTGACTATCATAGGTATATTGCCAAAGGTCAACCTTCTGCTGATATTCAGCTTTTGATACTTTTTGCGGAGAAGGTAAAAGTATAGGCTTCGAACCAACACCAAATTGAAAAGCTTTAAGGGGGTGATAACAAGCCATAAAACACCTCCAAAAAAATCCAAAATTTTTGGTAATCTGTCATTGGGGGCAGTTGTATCGAGGGCAACTGCCCCCAATGACCTCGGAACGCGCCGAATTTCGGCGCGAATTTCTGACAGGGTGAGCTCTGATATAAACCAATAAAGCACGCGCGTACACGCGAAAACACGCGCACGCACGCGAGAATTAATTGTACCAGACTCAAAGCAAACACGCTCTAACGCCGCGTGGGCGTTATGACCTGACGTCAACCGGAAAGACTCAACGAAGGAATAAGACGAGAGGCTATCCGAGTAGCATTATTCTTATCCGTAATATCAAGCTGATTCTGCAATTCTTTAAGCTTCAAACCAGAATTAACATTCAAGCTCAAAATGGCGAAAAATTGACTGAGTAAGTCAGACTCAACACCAAGGGCAGTAGAAGTATCAGCTTTAACTCCTGAAGCCTGAGAACCGGAAGCTTGTGCACTCGAACCGGCAGAACCGACAGGAGAGCCAGTCTGTAAGTTAGAATAAGCCAAAAGAGGCGAAAGTCCGGCGGCTTTCAAATCCTCAATACCACGCTGATACTGAGTTGAAGCCATACGCTCCGAAAAATCCATAGCTTTCTGATTTTGCTCAGCCTCGAACTGCATAGCACGCTCGGCTGAAGATTGTTGAAAACTACGGTTTAACGCCGCTTGCTGAGCATTAAAAGAATTGGTCTCACGCGCAGCTTTCAAAGCATAGTCAAGCGCACTATTCGAACGACTGTAATTTATAGCGTCAATCAAACTGTTAAAATCGACACCAGCTACAGTCTGTGGAGCATGAGTATTGGCGGCAGACTTATAAGCCTTATAAACCTCATCACCATAAGAATCTTTCATATTGTTTTTAGCCGCAAACTCCACAAGGTCGCGCGGATTAGGCTCGCCATTTGCAAGAGGCATAAAAGCACCTCCTTAATGGTGGTCGATAAGACCAGGAATAGACCGGACAGGCATAGGACGCGTTGACTTAACGTCAAACCAAAAGTCAGCGATAAACTGAGGCTCTGAAGGTACAGCAAGAGTCTGCGCTACGTTTGAATCAGGCTCGGTCATCCACTCCGGCGAAAGCGTCACGGAATCGAGCAGAGCCGGATTAAGACCGGACTCGCCGCGCGCGTCTTGATAATTCATCTGATAATAATCGGAAAACGTCCAAGCTCCGGCAAGAGGTGACTGATGCTCATAAATCGTGTCATTTTCAGTATCATAATAAGTCTCCGGAGAAAATACACCGGACATCTGATTCGGACAATAGCGATAGTCGGCAAATGCTTCCTGGTAACCAAAAACAGAATTATCGACTGTATCGATACCAGTAGCACATAAAAACTTCTTAAAGACAGGCTGTTCAGAAAGGTTAGCGAACTGCGGCCAGTAAAAATCAAAGCGACGTTTTCTGAACCAATACGGACGAATAGCCTGGGCATAAACGTGCTGAACACGAACAACAGCAAGACCGAAAAGCATACCAGGCTCTGTGAAACTCTTAATAAACGAACCGTCAACATCCGTTGTAAGAGAATAACCGGAAACATTACCTTGCGGAGAAACAGAATCGGTAGCGGAAGTCTGTAATACCTGGTCAATGTTTATCGGCACACGATTACCGCCAAGATACTCCGGTATCTGCATCGAAGCGTCCGGACTTTCTACGTTAAAGAAACCTTGCAATATTTCTCTCATACGAGAGCCGGTGCGTGCCTGTTGTTCATAAAACCGCTGAATGGCAAAGCTCTGACGTAACGAATTGACAGTAGCAAAAGTAATATCAGAAGCACGAGCGTAAAGGTTATCCGGTGCCATAGGAAATGTAGTACCTGTCGGAGCAGACTCAACAGATGAACGTACCTGGGAAGACTGGTCTGCGTAAAGATTAAAGAAATTACCAAGATTACCATGCGACCAAGAACCACTTACATAATGAGCCATATGCAAAGGCGCTACATCAGCAATATCGGTAAAGTTCTGCGTACCTGCCAAAGGATAAACGGGTATCTTATCGACCAAAAGTGAAGCAGGAACAGGAGTAAGAGACTTCTGAGGTCCAGGCAAACAAGACGAAAAATAGTCGTGGACACGATTTGCTTTCAAAAGCTTATCGCCATAATCCGGCTCAGTAGTTTCAATATTATTTTCTATCCAGTATGACCTATCCGAGGAATCAGTATATACCGGAACAGGATATTCCACATTCTGGTCTCTGAAAAACTCATTCCATATCAACCGATACGCGCGGTTCGGCAAATCAGACACAGTCAAATACTCACCAGAGGAAAGAGAAGAAACATTTATACCAGGATAAAAACCAGAAGAGCATAAAAGCCGATTCATAAGCGAACCGTTACGAATAACACCAGATTTTTTATTACCAAGATTAAATACAGTATTGAACTTAATCTGCGGAATAGTATACTCGACAGATTGAACCCAGGGCGCAGTAGTATTTTCACCAAGAAACTCCTTGTACTTATCCCATACAATACGATTCGGAACAAAGAACCAAAACATATCAAGAAAAGCGTTTCCCATTACAGGAAAAACAGGAGTACTCATACGCACAAGATAACTAGTCTTTACCTGAAACGTATCACCAGGAAGAACTTCCTCAAAGAAAACAGGCGTAATATCACCTTGCGTTAAATCGGTTGTATTACCACGAGAAAGTCCAGTAAATGTAGACCGACCAATATTAACGGAAGGCTCTGTTTCAAATTGTTCAGCATTAATAAAATTACTCATTAGACTTCACCTCCTGAGTAGATTCAGCAACAGACGGTGCGGCAGACGATGCAGCAGACGGTGCGGCATATTTCTTAACAAAATTATCGAAATCCGCAAAAAATTCATCAACCGAATAATGATAATCCTTCCTGATATCAACCGGAAGATTATTGAAGAAAGCAACGGAATCAGCGTAAAACTTACTAACTTCATGAATGTTCTTAGGAAGGTTCGAAAAATCGCCGTACTGTCCAGGTTTGAACATATCCGGTCGGAACTGCTGAATCGCATCTGCAACAACTTCCGGAGAATGTTCAGCCAGGGATAAGCGGTCAAGGATTTTGTAAATATCACAATCCTCTTTGAAAGAATCAATATAATCCTGAATAGCATGCTTTCCGGAAGGACTCACAACCTTTATACCTTCAGCTGTAAGACCTTCAGAAAAATCAATTTGAAACTTCGCACCGGAACAAGTGACCGCACCAGGCGGCAAAGAAAAACGAGTAAACGCACAAACCTTAGTCATTTGAACCGCCCAAAATATCACGAAACTCAGTAAAAGAACCAGAACCGGAAACAAGAAGACCGCCAGATTCTAAAAATTCCATAGGAAACGTAACGAGAACATAATCATCAGGAAACTTGACAAAAAGCGCGTCCTTCGATTCCGGTTTGTCTTTCATCAAAACAAAATCACGAACAGCAACAGCATGATTACTGACAAAACGAGGACCGATACAATCACCGGACTTTTTATCATAAACAAAATTAAGCTTAAAAGTCATAATCTAATACCTCCTCTGAATCCGGACTTACCAAGATTCACTTTTTTAATTTTTTTAGCCGTATTTTTGAAAACGGCTTTATCCTTAGGAACGTTTTTAATAGAAGATTTCATAAAATCACTCCTTTAACAAAAACTCCCTCGCTGCTGTAAGACGAGGGAGCTACCAAAAATTAACTCCGTGGGGTGGGGAAGAGGCTGACCTAACGAATTACACAAAATGAATATGCTGGAACTATACAAAAGGAACATGATGTATAACTCGACACTCAATACCCAACAAAAATATACAACAAAAAATTGAAAAAGTCAATTAATTTTTTTCATACGAGACTTACACGAAGCTTTTAAGTTAGCCTCAGCAGTCGCAAGATATTGAGCCTCGGTCATTCCGGCACGTTCTAAAAGAATCTTCATAGACTCCTGATAACAATGCTGACGCTTTGCAGAAATGACATAAAAATCCTCCAAATGGTCAGCTTTATAAAGACGGTCAAAATATTCCGGAGGTTTCGGAATAAAACCTTTTTTAAGTTTAAGACCAAGAGAATCAGACTCATAAATATCGTCCGAATACATTTCAAAATACTCACCAGCAAGACCAGGATGCGTACTCATGCGAGAAAACTCCGGCACAATACCATTCATATCAT